ACATTTTCAATAGAACGAGCAATAGCTTGATCAACCTTTTTTAATTCAAGTTTTTTGTTAATATCGTCTAAAACGCAAAAACCCATTGGAATCGACAAGGGTTCATAATCTTGCTTCTTATAGAAAATTGGATGAAGAATATCTGCATCTAAAGGTAAATGAATCTCTTTGCTGGTTGAAGAGATCTTATCTTCCTCTAACTGTCTTTTAATGTCTTCTGGAAGAGAGTTAAATAATTTTTTGGCATCTTTTGTTTTAGACTCTTTTAGTCTAGCTATTTCAAAAGGAGTAAGAGCCTTTGCATAAGTAAATTGACCAAAAGTTAATTGTTCCTTTACAATTATGTCAGACGGGTTTAAAACAACATATTTTACAGGAATATTGATTTTTTTTGCCGCATCAGAAATAGAAAAGCTTCTGACAGAATTTTTTGTCAATTTACCTGTTAGCTCATAAAGAAATACATTTCCAGATCTGAAATATTCTCTAAAAACTTGTTCCTTTAAATCTGAAAGATTAATTGTATCAAACCAAGCTTTTACAAATTTTCTACTTGACTCATCTCCTCCTTTGAGGTAAATATCTGTATTCGCAAACTCTGACAAAAGATCAATAGTAGATTTAAACACCGCAACATTAAAATAAGCTTTTTGGGTTAAAATGATAGAATCATATACGCTAACTTTATCTTCTGAATATTTAAAAGGAAGAATGCCCTTGTCGATATTTTCAAATCTAGAAGAAGCACTTTCTTTAGTAATTCTGTTTGTTCTAGATTTACTTCTTGAAGTAGGTTCTGTCAATCTGCTCGCCGTTGACTCTTCAAAAGATATAATAGGACTACCATAAGATTTTGGTGAAAAGTCAATATTGTCAACAATTTCTGACTTTGTATTTGACATTCCAAGAGATTTTTTCGTCCAATATTCTGAATTTCTCTTTGTATATCTTCGTTTGCTGGATTTCTTCGCCATAATTCGTATTAGTTTACACAAAAGTCGCCAAAGTTAAAAAAAAAGTTAAGAATTGACTTGTCATTTTAATATAAAAATAAAAACAGTGTAAATCAATTAAATGAGATATTTTTTAATAATCGGATTACTACTACAATCTTGTGCTATTAATAAGTCTGATTGGAGCGAGTTTAATAGAAGAGAATATAAATCAAAAGAAAAAGATTATAAATCCGTCTTCGAGGGAGATCCAAACATATATGTTCCGTTCTATAAATTTAGATTCTAAAAAGAAAAAGGAACGAAAGTATCAAAATTAGGTCTTTCCTCTTTTGCAAAGAAAGAGTCAAAATAAATCTTTGACATCCAATTGCCTAAAACTAAAGCTGAGTAATTATCTCTCCTTGGTTTGTTCGGCCCAGTTTGACGACTCATGTGAGTTGGCAGCCTAAATGTTTGAGAACCTTGAGGGTTAGTAACTACTTCTATATTTGCACACTGCTGTTTAGTCTGTTCTATTTTAGAAACTTGATGATCTAAAAACTCTATTTTCTTTGCTGCCATGCTAGAAGGAGGAGCGTGTTTATCCCATTTCAAATCATCAATGGGTATTTCCTTTGATCTTTGAGAAGCGAATGCCTCATCAATAGCAGGAGATGCAAACCAAATTCTTTTGTGATCAATATTTGCTTGAAGTAATTCGTTTGCTTGTCTAATCCAATTAGAAGTGGGCTTTCTTAAATAACAATATTTATATTGAGATGGATTTAATTGTTGCTTATATTTTATTAAATCTTTTTGATATTCCTCTGGTTTATCAAAATCATTTTCAATTTCGAGCGTCCCAAGTTGAATATTATCCTTTTTGAATAATTCGCTTTCATTACAAGCAGAAAGAAACTGAACCCCTCCAGCATAATCTAAACAGACCGCTTGAACGTTAAAGTGGGTTATTAAATAATGGAAATATTTGATATGACTTTTTAAAGCAGTTCCAGATAAACCATAAGCATGAACTAAAAACGCTCTTTGATTCTCTTTGTCTAATTTAAATACCTCCATAGCAAAATCGTCAGATCCGCTATCTTCAGACCAAGAAGGGTCAATAGAAATTATATATTCATCAGCGGGATTTCCGCAAATCTCTACATGAGGAGAAGAACCGTCTGGAACCGTGCAAGAAGCCATTTTAGATAATTTGAAATAAGAGTCAGATTCAGAAACAAACTGACCTCCATACTCTTTTTTGAAAATCGCTTCTGACATTGTATTTTTAGCGATTGAAAGCTGGTTTTTGTCATACAAGGATTCTGGGGCACAATCGTAACTAAGTTGAAATATTATCTTATAAGCATCTGTTCCTACTTCCTCTTCTTCTTGATTTTTTACATCTACTCCTAGAATAGAATCGCGATACGAACAATATAGTTCATACATATACTCAAAAGTATAAGAAGGAGAAGAAAGCAAGATTAGTTTGTTATCAGTCCATTTATAACGCTCTTCCTCTGTTAATTTGCCTTGTGCTATAAGCTGGTCTTCGAGTTCTTTTAGGTCTTGTCTCTCTGTTGGATTATCAATAACACCTAAGAAAGGAAGAATAACTTCTTGAAAAATATTCTTTGAAATATTCAAAAACTCATCTAAAAGTAATATCTGAAATCTAAAACCTCTAAGTCTTGATCCGTCAGCTAACGGAAGAGCAGTTGCTCTACTATCTCCACAAGTAATAATCCATTGATCAGTTCCTTTTGTAAACTTAAAAAGGTCTTTAACTAAACTAGCAGAAGGTTTGTTTAAAATATCTTGAGCTTTTTGCAAAATAAATTTAGCCTGTCTAAAAGAACTAGACAAAACTCCAATTTGAACTCCTTGCCTAAAAATTAATTGCAACAATACATAAATTGCAGCAGACCATGTTTTTGACATTCCCCTTGATAGAACAAACATTGAGAAATCCCCAATCATCATTGATTTAATCAACATTTCTTGAAATGGAAATAACTTCATTCCAATAAACATTTCAGATGCTAAACCAATATTGTTTCTTAAAAATTTAAATAGTAATATAGAAGCTTCTTCTTCTGGAATGTAGCCTTCTATTTTTCTAATTTCATCGTTCAGCTTTTTTGCTGAAAATTGAAAGTTTTTTACTTGTTCTCCTTTAGTCCACATGATGAATATCTAGAAAGTATTGCAAGTCGCAATTCTTAATTTTTTCTCCAAAAAACAAGATTCTCTGAGTCATATCTTTTGCAGATTCTTTATCTTTACAAAACACAACTTGAAAAATATCTGCATATTCAATTAAGAACCTCCTCAAGTTATGCAAAGAAAAGCTTAAATTCGGTTTATTTGATTTTGGGAAATTCTCAACATAATATTCTATATCTGAAAGTTCTCCTTCTACAACCATAACAATGTAAGAGTTAAATTCTCTACATCTATTTAATTCTTTTTCAAACCTATTTGATCCAGAACCCATTGAAGAAACAAAATCTCCAATAGCTTTTCTTTCTACAAATACCTTTGCATAATGAGTTGAGGTTGTATAATCTCCAAAATCTAATTTATTTTTTATTGAATTTTTAAAATCAAAAGGGTTTTGTTCCCTAGTATCTATCATTATTTCTAAATCTGAAAAGTCAGTTTTACTCCAAAAGTCTTTAGGCAAGTTCTTTACAAATAATTGATCTAAAGTTTTTGTTTTTTTACAAAATTCTTCGCAAGAATTATAAAGCCTTTTGATATAAGAAATGTTAGGGAGTTTAGATAAAATCAAATAATTGTGACTTGGCAAAAAAGAGTATCCTTTATGATTGGCGTTATTTTTAATCTCATTTAAGATTAATTCTTTCACCTTATTATTGTAAAGGTTTTCTGTATAGTATTTTTGTCTATTTTCTTCTGAATTAAAAAAAGAGCTTAAATATTGATTTAAATTTTTATATTCAATAATAGATCCATCATACAAGTCAAATCTTGGAAAAAACTGTTGATAATAAGCCTGTGTTCCACTATGAGCTTTTAAATGACAATGTAAAGCTCTAATGGATTTAAAATCTTTCTTGCATATAAGACACTTTTCCATTAAAGTAATTCTTCCTTGCTTATACCAAATACCCTTGCTTTAAACTCATCTAGACTTTCTAATTTTTCAGCTTCTTCTTCTACGAGTTTCATTCTCATATCAGCCATATTTAGAAGAATATTTCTGTTTTCCTGTTCTTGAAAGTTTCTTACTAAATCTAAGATATTTCCAGCGTTTTTGTTTTGATTTTTTAATCTCTCTGCTCTGCTCCCGTTTAGTTTATGAGTCAAACTCTCGATTCTTTTTTCACAAGCATTGAGTTCATCGTTTGTTGCTTTTACGTGTTCTGTCAATCTCATAGTGATTCCATCACTTTCAAGATCTTCATTCTCAAGCATTATATTAAAAGCGTCTAATCTCTTTTGGATATGAGTCGCTCTCACATAATTACTACAAATCATCATATATAGATTTATTTCATCTACAGTTAGATCTGGTTTATCCCAAGTTGCTCTGATAAATTCTGACTCAAACAAATCTCTATCAGATTCTGTTTTAAAACTATTCAAGGTTTGATATAATTTATAAATATTTAAATACTCCAAAAGTTTTTCCATATACCTCTTGTGTTTTGTGGATAACAATTTTGGATCTTCTTTAATTTTTATATCACACCATTTATTTGCTCGTCTTATAGTCATTTGTATAGACTTTGGCGGCGACCACCTTCTATTAGCAAATGCTCCTCCTTCATCTACAACGTCAGGTCTAAATTCTTCTAAAAACTTTAAAACAACTCTGTGTTCTAAAGATAAAGGTTTCAAATCTTCATTCTCATAAACCAATCTAGCTATTTCAATTGGTTTTAAAGAAGAAGAAATCTGATCAGACATTAGCATTTCTTTCTGTCTATCAGACAATTCAAAATTATTATTTGCTTCTGTTTTTGTGGTATTGTATTTTTTACCTCTACTTACTAGGAATTTTTTAATAGCCCTTCCTTCTCTGGATCTGCCATCCATAAGTCTGCCGTCAGAAGAGAACTCTCCACCTTCTTTTTTTTCTCCGTCTTTTTCGTATCCTCCGAAAAGTTCCTTAGTTATCCAGTTTAGGTCTTGCCTTTCCTCGTAAATTTCTAGAATCTTTTCTTTTATGTCATTCGATAATGTCATTTTGTTCTAAAATTCTTTTTGCAATTTCTAAAAATTTAATTTTGATATTATCAATTTGCTTGTATCTTGGAATTCTTCTGTTTCCAGATTCTTCCTTAAATCCCATTTTTTTTGCAACATCATTTTCTGACATACCTTCGATATAAAGCATTTGATATACTCTTTTATATCTTTCTCCATTTAATTGAGACAAGATTAAAAAATGAAGTTTTTCTGCACTTTTTTCAAAATCTAACTCATCATAAAGATCTGTAGAATTCTTTATATTTACAGATTCCATAGATAATGGAACCTTTACGTTATACATCTTTTTCTTTTTCTTACTCCATTTTTTATAAATATCACAAGACTCGTCTTGCAAATTTGAAGAAGTAAATGAACATCCAGTTTCAGAAACATAATGAGGGCACTTCAAACATGGTTTTGCAAAAGTTCCATAATTATTTCTAATTAAATTAGAGATCTGATTAGAAATAACTCTTCTACACCAAGGTCCGAACGGTCTTTTTTGATCCCATAAATGCCACTTACTATGAATGTGTATTCTTATTATTTGACACACATCATCGTAATCAAGCCAAGATATAGCGTCTAATCTCCACTTATCCTTATTTTTGAGTAATAGACTATCTATTTCCTCAACCTTGTCTTCAAAAGAAAGCATTAGTTACCTAATTCCTTGCTTTGTTTAACGGGAGAGCATTCTAACATCGTTTGTTTAACAATATTTTCTCCAAGAGATTTGGGTCTTGGTCTAGCAACTCTGGCTTCTGACCTTTCTGCTGGAGAATTAATTAAGTCACCGATTGTCATCTGATTTTGAGAATAACCCATGTCAGCAACCCAATCTTGCGCTAATTTTGACTTATCAATTACTAATTGTTTTTCAACTACTTCTACTTCTTCCTCTTGAGAAGCGAGGGTTTCTTGATTGTCTTGAATTCTATTAAATGGTTTTCCACAACCACAACAAAATTTAGGAACAGAACTTTGATATAAGTTCTTAGCTCCGCATTGTATGCAAAATTGGTGATTCATAATAAAAAGGTGTTACACCAAAATTATATTTTTAATAATGATAAAAAACAATTAATTTATCTTTTCTATCCTCTCTATGATGAAAGAAATAACTGGATCTCTCATAATATCAGATGAGTCAAAGTCTAATACATGAATACCGTTTTTTGCGCTTTCTTCATCGTCAAACAAGTTGCACATTTGAGAAAAGCCAGAATTTTTAATATCACTTTGAAAGGGATCTCCACATATAAATAGCTTTGTGTCGTAATTCAATCTAGTAACTGCTGTAGTCAATTCCTTTAAACTCGCATTTTGAGCTTCATCAAAAATAACAGTTTTATTTTTCCAGTCTTGTCCTCTTACAAAGTTGATAGGAGAGCCTTCTAAACAATTCCTAGAAATTAAATGCTCTTTTTCTTGACCATTTAAAATTTCATTAACTTTATCTTCTAATGGAGTTAAATAAGGGTCGAGCTTAGATTCTAAAGATCCCTTTAAAAAACCTAAACTTCTTTCTGCTGATTCAACTACAGTTCTAATATACATTATCTTCCTTTTATTATCTTCATTCCATAATTCAAGACTTGCATATACAGAAAGAAACGTTTTGGAGCAACCCGCTGGACCTCTTAAAAAAACAACTTTTGTATTTTTATTTGTCAGAATTTTATTGTATTCTGCTTGTTTTTCTGTTAATTCGATGTGACCTAATAGTAGTCCCTTTTTGTAGCGAGGTTTAGCTGCCATATACTATATTTTACACTATCGCTTTTAAAAAAGCAGTTTTATATTGTGTCTTTTTTTCTTGACTTTTGTTGTTTTTTTGATAAATTAAGGATAAATGAAAGAAAATAAAGAAGCACAGATTTGTTTTAAATACCTTTCTGATAAATACGGATTTGAACAACATCGTTATATTGAAGATGGGGATTATTGCATTGACCACCTAGATAGATGCAATAAAATCTTTAGAACTACAAAGAGAAAAGCTAGTGCTGAAGAAATCGCGGCATACACAGTTTGGAAAGAAGTTTTTAAAGATTTTGGTTATCAAATTTAAATCATACAAAAAATACCTTATAATTTAATTATGAGGACAACCGTTACAGTAGATATAGAAGTAATTAGAAATTCTTTAATTGTTACTTGCTTGGCAATTTCAGTCGCAAAAAAAGTTCCAAGATGGATTTATAATTACAAAAAAGATTCAAAATTCTCTTCTTTAGAAGAACATAAAAAAGATCTAGAAAAAATCTTAGAGGAATTTAAAGAACAAAAAAGCCAATGAATAGTGCGCCAATTGGGTTTCCCCTTTTTGAGAAAGCAAAAATAGGAGTCGTGGAAGGGAATTGTCTTTCAAAACCTGTCTTTCTTTATGACAAAGAAAAGTGCTTGCAAATTTTAATGGAAGAAGATTCTTTAACAGAAGACCAAGCCTTAGAAGTTTTTTATAATCGAATCTTGAAATTCAACATTGGCGAAATGCCTATGTTTGCCTCTTTTAAACAAAAACAAAATTAATATATGGAACCCGATTTTATTGATTCAAAATTTCAAGAAGCAAAAGATCTTTTTAATAAATGCTTTGTTTCTTCAAAGGTAAAAGAGGGCTTTATTTTTAATTGGGCCACTGGAGAAGAAATAGAAGCAGAAGAGGTTGTAATTAAATTTATTATAGCTTTAGAGAGTCTTAGAGATAGTTAAGAAAATCTGATATAGAAAGAACTCAGCGATTTGAGTGTTGTAGAGTTTCTTTTTCATTAGTGTGTGATGGTAACGCCCCATTTCGCGCCAAGATAGGTCTCTACTGCTTCACGATCTGAGTCTGATAAAGCAGAATTATAGACAATAAATTCACCAAACTCTCCTCTACGCCCATAGTATTGCATAAGCCCTAATCGCTGGTCTTTTTGCCAATTGTCCCAATTTCCAAGATCAGTGGGTCCAGCCGTTAACACTCCCTCTTGATATATTGATGTTAAATTACCAGAGAAATGTGTTGTAATAATATTCTTATCTCCATCCGAGTAAAAGGTAGGTGATACAAGAACACTTTGACGACGAACTCTAACACCTGTATTTAAAACCTGAACAGTATTTACAACGCCGCCCCCCAGCAATCCATTGTCGTAAACTACGTATGGATCGCCAGTATAGGTGGATACAAAAAACACTGTTACATTCGCATAAACTCTCATATCTAATTCTGGAGAAAATTTGAGATACCAAACGCTAGAATCTGCACCAATACAAGTTTGTCCGTTTGTCCATCCAGCATCTCGTCTTTCAGGTAACCTTGATGAATCAATTTCTATTGCGTGTCGAGCATTTCCGCTTTTATCTTCCCATCTTCTAATTGCGCCTCCATTTGCAACAAGAGATCCACCAATTGTTGAGTCATACATGGTCGATATATCAGAGCCATCAAGCCAAATATCGCACCCCGAAATATCAAGCGGAGAAAAACCACCCTCCACCGCATACCGATATGGATTAAGAATCATGCTAATTACTTATTAGCTGCCCATAACTGCTGATAATATACACCATATCCTATTAGAATTTCTTTTAACCTACCATAAGTTACTGTGCGTAATTCACCGTCCTTATCTGCGATAATAGTGTTTGTATCATCAGAAGTCCCAGCAACACTAAGTAAAGTTAATAATCTAGTAAAAGCATTTTGATCATTTTCTTGCAAAGCTAAAGTAAATCCTTCTGGTTCTACGAGATACCCTTCTTGTAAAGCTGTATAAAAAGATTCACTAGATACTTCTTCTTCTGTTTTATCAACAACATTCCAAGTTCTTAAATATTTATTATTATCTAAATCTACAGTTCTTTGTTGGTTAGCTGCAAACGTTTGAGTAGAAGCGTCGAATACAGGTTGATCAGCATCAGCATATTCAAGCATAATATGATTACTTGGCTGGCCTACAATAGCCATACCATCTT